GACTAACCATTACAGAAATGTAATTGTCAAATATGTCTAATGCCCTTTAGGGTGCTTTTACATTATTGAGAAGGATAATAACAAAATTTTTATTTTTTATAAAAAGTTTGTCTCATTTTTCTTTTTGGTCGGTGTAATATATAATGCCAGAACATCAATGGTTTGTATTAGTGAGATATATAGATGGCACAAGAGAGGAAAGAAAAATTTATAAACCTGAAAAAGACTTTATAACAGGGACAATATTAACATATTATCTTATACCATTTACATGGTCAAAAACTGATCGTTGGGTTGAAATTGTAAAAGATGAAAAAGGAAAAAAAAAAGTTACATTTCCTGATGTAAATAAGGTTGGTGTTCGTGACCCTGGATTTTGGGAACAATCTCAAATACCTATAGCCATTTCAAATGAAAGGAACCAACATATTGCTGCAATAAGTCCAGCTTATTATTATCAGGGTAAAAATAAAATATATATAACACACGGAGGAAAACGAAGAAGAACCTTTAGAAAAAAATCCAGAAAACAACGAAAATCAAGGAAAAATCATTGATTTTATTAACAATGCCATGATATTATGGGGTTATTACACCTTTCAACCTTTCAATTAATCTGTTACAAAGTAACAGTTGCATTCAAAGATTCTGACCCTCTGGGATCGGTATTTGAAATATAAAAAGGTGTAATAAAAGTATTTCCAAACTTTTTCAAGAATTCATCTTTTATCATCAATTCAAGGTCATAACTTGCTGTTTTTCTCAATTTTTCAGGAATAGTTGTAAATCCAATACCTCTCTTTAAATGGGTACTTCCCTTAAAACATAATTTATCAATAATGAGTAGAAGTTCTTGATTGAGTTCAATCCGATCAATGCGATAATTGCTCTTGTAAATATACCGGTTGTATGTTCCTAAACTATATATTTTATAATATTTATCAAAATGTGAAATATTGCGAAGAAGACTGATGCCTTCTATTTTATTAGTGCTATTATTCATTTCTACAACAAATACAATATTATTCAGAGGTATTGTGGATTTCATTTTTGTTGCTGATCCATAAATACAACCATCAATTTGGTTTCTCTCTTTATAATTTAAATTTTCTAACCATGTATTCTTATCAAATCGTGTTGTTAAAACAGGAATATCCATAAATAATATGCATCATATAAATGATGCAAATTATTTTCAATTTTTATTTATTTTCATTTCATTTTTATTATTGATAATCAAGATAACCAAAGAAATCCATCATTTTTAACTCCATGCATTTGTATCTTGGCTTATCAATAGATTGAACAAGCATTGACCAAGGAGTCATTGTAGACAAGAAACCCAACCCCTTTTCACAAAACAAGTTTAATTGGGATGGATTATAACCAGAAATAAACGAAGTATTCTTAAATGTAGACAAAACAGGGAAACCAGAACCAGAAGTCATATTCCAAAAAAGAAGATGAGGAAGCTCATATGGCTCTCCATGTAGCTTTCTACCTGCATCAGCATACTTCTTGGTCATCACCTCGTAAATAGTTTCCATATCTCCTCCTCTAGCTTGGTCAAACTGCATATCAGAAAACACTGCAAGAATAAATCCCTTTGCTTCATCTGGCTTCAACTTCTTCTCAATAATTGCATTCAAAATCATGTCAAATGCTTTCATAAAATTTGTATTCATTCCCCAGCTAGCCTTATGTAATTCCCTAACACAATCCGTATAATCATTGATTCCTTCCAAATTATGCCAAGTTGGCTCAGCACTAAACGTGATAATACGCTTTCCAAGCTTAGATTTCTCTGCCACACGAATACCTAAAGAAAGTGCTGGATAAATAGCACCAGCACCTGTCATTGAACCTGAAGTATCTACCATCGCAACCATCTCCCCAAGTGCACCTGTCTGCTTAGAATTATCACGCCATTGAGAATTAAGTGCATCTTTCTCAAACTTATTTACATTACTTTTAGCATATAAGGACTGCTCATTTAACTGCATTGCCTCCTTCGCAAAATCATCTAGTCCTACACGCTTTCCCTTAATTTCTGGTCCTACCCCAGAAGTTGCTGCTTGAATTCTGTTCTTGTAGTTTTCTGCACAAGCAATACGGTCATCTTCTTCAGAACGCTGCTTGCCAGCCTTGGTAACATTCAAAAATGCCTTCTTCTGTCTACTGTTTGTAATAGATGTTGTCTTTGTATGGTCAATTGTTGACCAAACCTTCGCACATTGCTTAATTTGAACAGTATCTAGTTCTTTATTCAATGCAGAACAAACCTTACGGAACTCCATCTTACACTTTGTGAATGCTTTTACTCTTTGTTCATGAGTTGTAGCAGTTGATAAATATTGATGGAAAAACTTTCCAGCAAGAATAATAAAAATCCACCCGAATTTGTGAGACTTCTCTCTTGGTACCCACTTTCCAACAAGTGCTTTATTGTTGGATTGTTGATCTGCAATAATTTGATTAATAATTAAATTACATGCATAATCAATCAGTGGATGATTCTCATTTTTTGTCTTCAAACGAACATAATTACAGAAATACTTCATATCCTTCCAAGAACCATAAGGATGTTCGTTATCCATTAATACAAACTTATCTAAAGCAAACATAGCAAGTGCTGGATAAAACTCGTACCAAACAAATACTTGCATATAAGCCAATGCATATTCTCCCTTACCATCAACTATATCACGAGTAAGAGCAATAAGCTTGTAAAGGACTACCATTAATTCCTTATTTTCCGCATCTGAAAGTGCATTACATGAATTATTCCAAGACAAACACCTCAAAAGGTGACGAAGTTTATCAGCCATAATTTCAATCTTTGCTTCATCTGTCCTTACAATTTGACCACTGAATTGAAGAACTTGCTCTCTAATATCATTAGACCAACCATATTCTACTGCTCCATTTTGCCCAAATTGCTTAGGAGTACTATCAAGTGCGTTTATAAGTGCTGCCATGTCTCTTTATGATACATATTTTACATTTAATACCTTTAAATGGTTTTTATATATTTATTTGTAAATTGATGTTTTTTCTTTATATTTTTAGCAGCATTATTGCTCTTAATATAAATTTTTTTAGTTAAGGCTCCACGTGAAGAATGAGAACGTATTAAACCAGAATTTTTCTGCTCTTGTGCATTTTTTTCGTAAAATAATATAATAAGGTCATTTAAATCTTGAAACATATTAATAGTTTTATTGTAATTAATAGTGTCTATATTTTTAATTAAAGAGAGAAAGCTTGGATTCTCTCTTTTTTTAACATAATCCTTTATTTCAATAGATTCAATATCAATGTTGTATTTCAACATTGATAATATGGAATATCTTTTTCCGGAATTAAATGAATTATTTTTAAGTATTCCAAGTAAATGGTCTCTTGAAATATAATTGGATTTTCCTGATAATAATATTTTTTCTTCTTTTATTTGCTCAATAGAATTCTGAAGATTAACATAAATACTGTGGATTTTTAAAAATTGCAGGTCTTCATTATAAAATATGCTATAATCTTTATCTATTTTTTCAAATTCTTTAATCCATTCATTATCAAGAGGCTTGTATTCTTCCTCAATTAAATCAAAATCCATTATTAAAATATGCATATAATTGATTTTTATTTCAAACTAATAATCCTCATCGGAATCAAAAGCATCTTCACAATCATTATATTTATAAGACATTTCCTCATAATCCTCCATATGATAATCTCTCTCATAGTTATCTTCTCCATAATATTCAATATATGTTTTGCGTCTTTCCTCTATTTTTTGAATACAATTATTCATATCCATATTTAATTTATCTTGAAAGGAAATAGGTATTATTTTATTATTTACTGGTATAAATTTTTTCATTATTTGATTAGTGGAATTTACACATTTCATATATAACCAACCAGGTTCATAATATTCCTCTTCTTCAACAATTGGTGATTCTTTCAAAGATGCATTCTTGAAATTCATTAAACACTTTTCTGGATTTTCTGGATTTTCTTTCTCATTAGTTGAATTTAATTCAGGAAAATCTGTAATATTCATTTCATAATATACCTTATTATGATGTGCATTATATTGTTTGAATAATGATGGACGATTATTATTACTTACTTGGTTTGATTGTCTTTCTTGTCTTTCTTGTCTTTCTTGTCTTTCTCTCTCTGAATATTCAAACTTTTTATTTTTTACAGCCTTAAATGGATTACTCATATATTGTTAAGAATTATAATTAATAATTATTATATTTATTTATCTCTAAGTGATTCATTTACAATTTAATTAAAAGTGATAAAACAACTTAAATATAACTAGATTATTATATTTGTCTCCTAATCAGCAAACTAAAAACATAACTTACTTAGTAAAAACAATATTGTGGTGTTATATATATTTACAGGAGACTGCACAAAAAGAACAAGAGCATTCGTGTCCGAGTGGTTCAAGGAGACAGACTTAAGATCTGTTGGATTAAGGTCCGCGTGGGTTCGAACCCCACCGAATGCAAATAATAATAAAATAAATAAAAAACTTATTTTATTATTCTAATATTTGAAAACTTATTTTATATAGTTTCTAAATTTATGAATTTATGCGTTTATTCAAATAATAAATAATAAATAATAAATACATGCACGATACTGCACTTAAATCTGGAGAATTATTCGCTCAAACTTATGGGGGTGTAAACAAAATAGTTCTTGATATAGGAGGACTTAATGTAAATGGTTCATTAAGAGAATTTTTTGAAAATTTAGGAATGAAATATATTTGTTTGGATATTGAACCACATAGCTCAGTGGATATTGTAGTAAAACCAGGTGAGAAAATGCCATTTGATGATAATTCTATAGATTTAATAGTATCCACATCTTGTTTTGAGCACGATCCTTGTTTTTGGATAACATTCAAAGAAATGACTAGAATAATAAAACTAGACGGATTTATTTATGTTAATGCTCCTACGAATGGTGTGTATCATTGTCATCCAGGAGATAATTGGCGTTTCTACTCTGATGCAGGACAAGCATTAGCTTACTGGAGTAGTTATCAAATTTCAAATGAACCAGTATTTCCAGTAAAGGTTGTTGAAACATTTCATATATTACCTAAAGAAGCAATGTGGGTGGATTTTATATGTATTTGGAAAAGAGTTGATGAAAAACAAACAGATATAGTTGTTTCAAACAGCGTTTCTCAAAATGTCGGTATTTTAGAACAAAAATTACATAATAATAATTTTAATACTGTTAAAAAATGTTAAAAAATGTTAAAAAATGTTAATAACACATTTTATATAAATTTTCAACAATTTTTATGAAACTTTAATTTATATATCATCAATATTAATCTCACCATCTTCATCTGTACTTTCATCATTACCAACACTCAAATCTAGTTTTGCAACTCCACTTTTAATTTGTTCTTCCATTAACTTCTTATATTCCTCTTGCCTATCATCAGTGAATTCTAAGTCAATATCTCCCAAATTACCGAAAGAATTTGTAGCATCAGTAGACAAGAACTTATTCCAATCTGCTGCAGGAACTTGTGCTCTTAATCGCGCCTTATCTGTACTACTATAAACTTCTAATAAATCACATTGCTGTAACTTACCTTCAGCTGGCGTAGATAAATAATCACGAAGTCCAATCAAACACCATGTACCATTTGCTAAAGTATTATCACGCTTTCCTCGTCCACGAAACTTGCCCCGAATAATACAGAGTCGTTTTACATTATCCATACATTCTACATAGCACATTCCATTTCCAAGTAATTTCTCAACTTGTGCATAAATTTCACACTCATCTTCTGCAATACGAAGCTTATTTTGTGTTCGCTGGTCTCCTCCAAAAGACTTACGAGCCATATGCTTATGATTACCACCTCCTTTGTTCTTGACCATTTTCTTTGTTGGTTATGAATTGTACAATTATTGTATTTATTAATTTATATTTCAATTTTTTATAAATTCAAATAAAAAAACTAAAATTCTAATAATAAAATTCTAATAATAAAATTTAATATGTAAAAAATATATTGATAAAATAAAGAGAATGGACTTTTTTTTGATTATAATATTATTATGGGGATTATATACTATTTATAAAAATATAAGTATTGGTAATTATTATTATCTGCTTTATTTAGCAGTATCTTATTTTATTGTGCAATTATTTATTAGTGGTACTAAATGGCGTGTTTTTATAAGTATATCACTAGCGAATTTATGTAGTGTTGGACTAATTATATTGAATACATTTTCTATTATTTCTAAATTGAATCTACCTAAATCTATCTAAAACTATCTAAATAACTAATGATTTAATTTTATCTAGAGCATTAATGGTTACATTATATATTCCATATGTACCCTTAAAACTATTATAAAATTTTGCAACTTTTACCTGAGGTATTTCAGGAATGATTTTTTCCTGTGTTTCTCTCTTCTGTTCGTCTGGTTCAAGTCCGAAGTTGTTATGAAACTCTTCTTCTTGTTCTTCTGTTTCAAATATGACAGCTTTCTTTTCCTCATCTAGTTTGCCGCCATAAGATTCAATTCGTTCAATCCATACAGGTGAACAACCCGCATAATAAAGCCAATTTGTTAACCATTCTCTCTTGAAATCTACTGGTCTGTCAAGATGAAATGATCCTAAAAGTCCGCTATCGTTGACTGAATGCTGGCAAAAGGTCTCAAGGATCTTGTATGTTACTGGATTTTCACCAATATCTAGCGGTGTATATTCAGAAACCAAGTACAAATTATGACCTTTTTTGCTAACATTTTTAGCAGTAATTGGCTGCAGAATTGTTGCCAGGTATTCTAGCCTGGATTTTGCTGCCCCAATTTCAGCTTCGCTACATATATGCAGCACATATTTGGCGACGGTGGCATATTTTTTAGCAGCAAGTAATCCGTCCAAAGTGCAGTCAAAATTGTTCGGTAACTTTATACTCTTACATGTTTGAACGAGCATGAATATGTCTAGATTGAAAGGGCGTATAAGCAGATTGGATACTATATGATTGATAATTTGAATGTTTGATGTTTCATACCATTCAGCTATCTTTCTATTTAAGAAAGACTTGAACTTTGGATTGAGGGTCGCATAGAAGTAGTAATACACTTTTTCTAAAAGCTCAAAGAGCTCATCGTCAAATCCAGAATAATGAAGCTCATAAGCCCAAAAGATTGCATTTTCACTCTTATTAAGGAGAGAAACAATGAATGCGCAAATGACTTCATTTTTCAAATAAAGGAGATTTGTTAAAGCGAACATAGACATTCTTGGATAATGTTTTCTTTTTAAGTTCAAGTCTATGTATTTTATACATTTATATTAAAATACTTTTTTAAAATCAATTTTTTTAATCTCTCGTTATTTTATATAATGGGTAAACAACCAAGTGAATGGAACAAGTTTGTAAAAAAAACATTTTCTGAAGGTAGATCTGCAAAGGGAAAAAGTTATAGTTTTAAACAAGCATTAAAGGATGCTGCATCTAAATGGAAAAGCAGTAACAAATCTTCTTCATCTAAGAAGAGTTCTAAAAAGCAGAAAGGTGGTTCTACTGAAGATGATATTGAGATTGAGGAAACAGAAGAAAAAGTTTTAGATAGTACTACTACAGATGGTTCAACAACTACAGATGGAATAAGTAGTGATGATTTAACAACTACAGATAGTAGTACTTTTACTGGTGGTAAACGCAAGCATAAAAAGTCCAAGAAGGCAAAAAAGAGTAAAAAGGCAAGAAAGGGAAAGAAAACTCGCAAGGCTAAGAAATAAATTAATTTGCTAATTTTTATCAGTTTTACCTTTTATCAGTTTCATCTTTTATCAGTTTCACCTTTTATCAGTTTTACCTTTTATCAGTTTCATAATTTATATAATTTATATAATTTAATAAAAATTATATAAAATTTCTCAGGTTTATTAACAACTTTTGCAATAATTATAATAAATCTTCAAAATCACATATGGAAACCATTTTTTCAAATTTTTCAAGTAAATCTGAATGAATTCTTTTATTTTCTCTCTTCAAAAATAATTCAGAAATGATTTCTCTCAAAAAGTCTTGAAAATATTCTATAAATTGACATGAAATATCCAATGAATTCAATAAATTCAATAAATTAAGATAAATCATGCATAATGAATAAACATCCCAAATACTTGAAAAATTGATAATTATATCATTTATTACCTCTTCTTTTGGTTTGTTAATATAGTGTTGAAGAGAGAAAAAGTTATTTTCTTTACATTTTTTTAAATCAACACCTAAAAATTCAGCATTATTTTGTTTGAAGAATTTATCACATATTTGCTCAATATTATTTTTTGATAATAAATTGGACTGATTCAATAAAAAGGTACAAATATGCGCTTGTAATGGAAAAAATGAACTTTTTGTATTAATTTCAGAAAATAAATAACTTATTCTCTCTTCATTCAACTTTTTAAAGTCAAAAGAATGAGAGAAATTTGTAATGAAAGGCAATTCAAACTCATTAAATAGTATGTTTTCTGGAGTTAATAAAAAATGCACAATATTATTATTACTTAGTATTTGAATAGATTTCAATAAATATTTGAAACTATAAATAATATTCAATATTAAATTCCTTTGATTTTTTCTTTTTTCAAGGAAAAATTGGGTAAAAGATGTAAATGAATCAATATTATAGAGAGAATAATGCAAAAATATTGTTTTTTCTGGATTTTCTCTCTTAATTAATGAAAGTGTATTGTCCACTTCAGAGAGATTAATCATTGAATATTTTAAAATAATATGAAAATATTGATGATAGTCATTTAGTTTTTCAATAATTTTTGACATGATTATTTCATTTTTTGTATAAAAATCAAGGATTTTTATTTTTGTAAATTGTTTAGTAGTTGGTTCTTTAAGTTCCTTTTTAATATCTTTTTTTATATGAGATAAAAAAACATTTGATAAAATCATAATAATTTATTATACCTTCATTTTAAACCATTTCTTTTGCAGACTAATATATTTATTGCTTTACTAACAAGAAATACCTATTTTTATATGTTTTCTTAATTTTTTCTTTTATGTCTTGTGAATCTTTGAAACCAATATGAATCATATGGTTGACTTCTGTCTGCAATAAATCTATATTATTTTGACAGAAATCATTAAATCCAATAGATGGCTTTAATTTCTTTCCATTAATATGCTCATCCATTGCAGTTAATAGATCCTTCTGTGAGCACAAATATTGCCTGCGATCTAATGGTGCCTTTTTTTCAGTTCCTTTTTTTCTGTAATAATAACGCGCACTTTTATACATTTTTTCTATTATGCTACCATCATAATTCAAATCAGATAAGCGAACAATCTCGCTTTCAACTAATTCTTTATTTTCTTCCAACCATTGGGTCCATGCTTCCTTGAAACTATTTCTGTCATCATATTGATGAACCTTTGAAAACTGAAAGAGAACATCCATAAATTCTTGAGTAAATTTATAACGATAAATGGGGATGTCCCTTATATTTTCATCCTTAGAATCTCTACAATAAATATCCTTATTCAAATTGTGCATGAATTCTGTTGTGTTATCAATTGACGTCATTCTCTCTTATTGTGTACAAGTATTTGATAAACCCATTTTGGTTTCAATTTTTTCAATAAATAATAAAACTAAATTATTGAAAATAAAGGATATGCTAAAAAATTGATTTAATATTAGATTATTATAATTAAATCATAATATTAAATGAGTTCTTTATCTCTTTTATCAACAGATGAAAAATCTTCTACTATTTCGGAAGAAGAACAAAATGTCAACTCTTATATTTCTCAGTTAGGAGAGAAAGAAAAGATTGCTTATGAAATTGCGAAAAATCACCTTGGAACTTCTTTTAGTTTAAAAAAAAGTATTGGATATAAAGAATGGCTTAAAAAACAAAACACAAACAAAGATATGAAATAATAATTTTATAATATTATTTGTTATTGTTATTGTGTTTCTTATTTTTTTTATAATTTTTTTTTGTTTTTTTTAAAAGAGATAATATTTTAAGTAATCTTTTTTTACCACCTGTTTGATTAATACTTCCATTTTGTGATGATTGTTGTTCTAAGTTTTGTTCTTCTTGTTGTAAGTTTTGTTCTTGTTGTTCTAAGTTTTGTTCTTGTTGTTGTAATTTTTGTTCTTGCTCTTGTATAATTTTAATTTTTTCATCATCAACCACCTTTTCAATTTCCTCTGCAGCTTGCTTAATATCAGGACTTGCATTATTTAAATCTTTTGCCCTCTCCATTTTTTGTCTTGCAGTAGCTATAACTTCGTATGTATTTGTTCCTGTTTGAAAAAATGCGGCCATACCTGATTGAAAAAATTTAACAATCTCATCAAATAAAAATATAAATTCTAAAACATTACCTACACCAGGTATTGTACCAGCAATACCTTTAGTAATTTCTACCATAGATTTACCTGATTCTTCAAGTATTTCCTCAAATATTTCCACAAATGCATCAACACTTTTACTTGCAAGTGGTCTTGTTACTTGAATAAATGTTAAACCTCTATCCGCCATATTTTTAACAAATTCTAGGAATTCTAATCTTGTCTTTGGATCTTGAAGAACAGCATTTACCTCCTTATATAATTCTAATGATGTCTCTCCTGGTTTTGGTTGAATGTTCAATCGCCCTAAAATAGCATTTTTTGCCAAATTCACTGCAACTGAAATAACATCTTGTGAATATTTTGATAATCCTTTTAATATTCCTGGTGCTTTATAATCTGGAATTTCCTGATAAAAATTTTGTTCTGGTTGTAAGTCTGCTTCTGTTTCCGCTTCCATAGGTACATCATTTTGCTCACCTACTTCTGCACCACCATATTGTATATATTTTTTCTTTCTTGTAGTTCTAATTGAAGATTTTGGTTTTATTTCTTTAATTTTTCTAGTTGGAAGCATATTAATATAAGTCTATTTTTTATTTTTATTTTACAAACCTTGTTGCATTCTCTTAAATTCAGCAAAAGAGGTTGCATATCTTTTATCTACATCCTTTCTGTCTACCTTCTTTAAAAAACTGAAATTTATAATTTTTCCTTCACATGAATATCTATTAGCTTTTTCCTTTAAAATCATATTTACTTCTTCTTTTTCTGTTGGTTTCTTAGATATTGAATGTTTGGCCTCTCCTGAAATACCTGCTGCCTTTAATCCTGTATCCTTATTATATACTTTTAATTTTGCAAATACATCTCTTTTTAATGGTATAGGTTGTTTCAATTCTCTAAGTCTTCTATTTTTTTCCTCTTCTTCAGTGAGTTTTTTGTTTTTTTCTTCTAATTTATGTTTGGCAATCTTTATTTCTTCATCCATATCTATAAAAAGACATTTACAATCATGTAATACAACATATTTGCGTGCAACTGTCTCTAAAAATCTATAAGGAATTGTATTATCTGCATAATAAGTAAAACCTTCTCTATTATTATCGTAAAACATAATTACATTTCCTAGTGGTGTTGTTTCCATCACTATTGAATTTTTCAAACCACTTAATTGTTCTTTTGATAACTCAATATTTTCTAATAATTCAAACTTATCCTTGTATTTATCCTCATATTTGATTTCTGGTTTCTTTTTTTCATCCTCCTTTTTATTATCAGGATTATCTAACTTACATTCTGAAGAAAAAATATTATTTAAAACAATTATAAATGAATACAATGAACGTTTAATATATAAAATTTTATTTTTATCAAATAATGTAAAAAAAGTTGTTAATAAACAACTAATATAAATAACACTAAGTATAAAATTTAGATCTTCTGACATATGATTTGGTACATTTTCGTTATATTCATAAATATTATCCATATTATTCATAATATCCATAATAAATTATTTATTATTTTATATTTAAATTCTTTTATTCATTAGCTATTATTTATTTCTTCTTTTCTCATAAGAAATAGGTCTTCTATTTCCTTTGATAAATCCGCACACTTAATAAGTTCATATGTCTTCCTCTTATTATCTGGATGCAGCTTAACAAGGTAGAGTTCGTTCACTACCTTCCCATACTTAGTCTGCAGTATCTTCTTGTAAGTATTGAGCTGCAGTGAGTAATGCCAGAAGTTAGTGTCTGGCAAATGGTTAATGCATTCCGTAGATGCACATGCTCCCCAATTATTTGCCTTTGATATTTCCTTGGCTCGCTTCCAATCAAAGATAGTCAATACACCAGTCACAGGATTCTCATAAACCATATCAATAGAACCAGCAAGCTTCACATCCTCATCATAAATCATCCACTCTGTCCTGTATGGCTTAAGGTCAGGAAATGACTTGATGAAATTCATGAAGTAATGCCATTCAACAGATTCATTAATATAATCTGGAGGATTTTCTTCAAAATTTTTAAGTAGTGTTTCATGTGTCGCATTAGGAATAAGCTGATTCATGAAGCACTCAATATCATAATGGAGTTCAGTGCCAGCAGAACTAACAGACTTCCCGTTATCTGACCATTGCTGCTTAATCTGCTCGGCAGATAATCCCCAATACTTATGGCCAGGCTGCCAATTCTTCCCTTTCATCATCTTGTTAATAACTCCATCTGCGTCAAATTTTGGGAATTGCTTATGATTGAAAGTCGTTACAGACATGTAAGAAGAATCAGGATCTGTAATAATGGTATACTTGTGAGATGGTTCATCAAATAAAAGATTTGCATCTCTCTCATGAGTATTTGCAATCTTCAAAGTAGGTAATAAGGTTGATTTCATTCTTCTAAGCTGAATTAGAGTTATACATTTAATTTATTCATTAGTTTTTAAATCAATTTTTTATAGTTTAAGTGAAATAATACAATAACTAATTTAAAGATTTTTTTTATAATAAATACTATTATATAAACCTATGTCTCAAAATTGCTGTGTTTGTTTGTGTGTATATAATAATGAACGTGGTTTACCAGCAGTTTTAAACAATGCAAATAAACTATCTGTATTATTCAAGTCTTTGAAAATCCTTGTATTTTATGACCATTCTTCTGATAAATCATTGCAAATACTTAATATTTATAAGAGTAATTTTAATAATATGGATATAAAAATCAACGAAAAAAAAGTTAGTGGTTCATCTGTTGTAAATATTGCATATGCTAGAAATGGATTATTACAAATGATTAAAGATAAATATTCTGATTATGAATACTTTATAATGATGGATTCAAATGAATATTCTTGTGTTGGTTCCATAAATATTCATGTTATTTCTGAGATGTTAGAGAGAAGTGATTGGGATTCGGTCTCTTTTGATAGAGAAGCTGGTTATTATGATTATTGGGCTCTCTCTTATGACCCTTTTATATATAGTTTTCATCATTTCAATACTTATGATTTTGGTTCTTTACAAAAAAAAATGTGTGATGATTTTTTGAAAAAATTAGCATTATATAGAGACCATGAAGGTGCTGAATTAATGCCTGTTTATTCCGCATTCAATGGTTGTGCTTTGTATAAAACATCTAAATTCTTGAATTGCAAATATAGTTCTACTATTGACTTGAACTTATTTGATACTACTATGCTGCAAAAAAACGAGGAATTATTTGGTATAACTCGTTCTATGAAAATGGATGATGATTGTGAACACCGTTATTTTCATTTAGAATCTATTATGAAAAATGATGCAAAAATCAGAATTTGTACAAAATCACTTTTTCAAAAAGTGAAAAATCCTCCTGCAAATTTGAGAGGTTCATGTTGATTTTAATTGTCTTATAATCTTTTTTAAATCCTGAATTTCTTTTATTAACACAGGAATCAGACCGATATAATTTATACTTTGCATATATTCTCCATCTTTCTCTCCATTAACTAAATCTGGAAATATTTCTTGAACTTCATGAGCTATTAACCCAATGTCTTGTTTTTTTAATTCAGTATTTACATATGTAACAGGTCTTAAAAGATCTATATTGTAAGTATCATCTAAATTTGTAACATTTTTTTTAATACGATAATCAGAAGTACTTCTAAAAGATGTAGCAGTACAATTTAATCCTATTCCAACTCCTCCTGATACAACCAAAGCACCAGTAATTGTTGAAGTAGAATTTGTTGTATTTGTTAATGATGTTATTCCAGTTATGCGACTATTTCCAGAAACATCCAATGGAACAGATGGACTAGCCGTTCCAATACCAACATGCGCAATACCTTGACTTTGACCAGCAATCGTCATAGCAGTTATTAAAGTATAATTTGGTGTACCAGGTATAGCACATCCTACATTAATATCTAATGAAGTTCCGTTTGTAGCGACAGCTCCACTAGTATTACATACCGCACCAATAGCAAAATTAGCATATTGATTAAAAGAAATGTTACCTATTCCCCACGAAGCCATATTGATCATTATTTTTCTCCCATTTCCATTGGAGGAGTTTGCGGGGTATATAAACGTATTATGAATATTTAAACACGAAGTGGAATCTAAAAGATTAATATTAGATGTTCCATTATTCATATTCGGAAGATTATTATAGGTATAACTATTTGCTATTGCAGCATTGCTATTTATAATACCACTAACATCTAATGAATAAGCTGGTGCAGTAATTCCAATACCAACATTTCCTGCAATGTAATAAATTGGTGTATTTGTACCACTTGTAGTACCATTCAACCATTGCGAACTACCTCCTCCTAGATAAGCATTGTATTGTGTACCATTTTGAAAGACAATACCCTTATTATTATTAGAATCTTGCATAGTTAAATTACCTCTAATAGTAGTGTTATTTGTATTTGCATTACCGAGTATTGTATTATTATTAACAGTTAATACACCAGATAATGTAGTTGCAGCTGAAACATTCAATGTACCTGTGAGTGAAGTATTACCACCAACATTCAAAGCTCCTAGTATTCCAACTCCTCCTGATACTGTCAAAGCACCAGTAGTTGTTGAAGTAGAATTTAATGTATTTGTTAATCTAGTTAAACCGCCAATCCATGTATCTTGTGAAATACCAACTCCTCCTGATACTGTCAAAGCACCACCAGTTGTTGAATTAGAATTTGTTGTATTTGTTAATCTAGTTAAACCGCCAATCCATGTATCTAGTGAAATACCTACACCACCTGATACTCTCAAAGCACCACCAGTTGTTGAATTAGAATTTGTTGTATTTGTTAATGATGTTATTCCTGTAATAGTAGTTGCATTACCTAGTGTTGTGTTACCACTAACACTTAATGTACTAGATAATGTAGTCGCTCCTGAAACACTTAATGTACTAGATAATGTAGTCACACCGGAAACACTTAATATGTTATTTAATGATGTTGCAGCTGAAACATTCAATGTACCTGTAAGTGAAGTATTACCACCAACATTTAAAGCTCCTACTATTCCAACTCCTCCTGATACTGTCAAAGCACCAGTAGTTGTTGAAACAGAATTTAATGTATTTGTTAATCTAGTTAAACCGCCAATCCATGTATCTTGTGAAATACCAACTCCTCCTGATACTGTCAAAGCACCACTAGTTGTTGAAGTAGAATTTATTGTATTTGTTAATCTAGTTAAACCGCCAATCCATGTATCTTGTGAAATACCTACACCACCTGATACTGTCAAAGTACCAGTAGTTGTTGAAGTAGAATTTATTGTATTTGTTAATCTAGTTAAACCGCCAATCCATGTATCTTGTGAAATACCAACACCACCTGATACAATCAAAGCACCACTACTTGTTGAAGTAGAATTTGTACCATATATAATAGTTTTATAATTTTTATTAAAAGTACCTAATATTGTATTAACAGTAGTAACAAATGAACCATAAATTGTTACATTTGATAATGTAGAATTCACATTACCAACAATAACATTTTTATCAACATTTAAATTAGTTGTTATTGTACATGACCCATTAACGCTTAAAGAAGTTGTATTTGTAGTTGTTCCAATTGTTGCACTCCCATCTACAAATAAATCATTATTTGTATGTATTATACCATTTACATCTAATGTGTATAATGTTGAAGGAATTATACCAATTCCAACTTTGCTTGTATTTACATATAAATTATTATTTATATTAACAGGATTTACAGAATTTGTGTTTTTTATAACTCCATCTACTAATAAATTATCATTTGTATGTATTATACCCGCCACATCTAATTTGTATAATGATGAAGGATTCGTTAAACCGATTCCAACAGTACCATTACCTGTTCCAACATTAACTGGATTATAATAAATATTATTTGAATCTGTAACAATAATCCATATAGGATTAAAATCTACAGCTATTCCATTTTTATACAATAATCCTTCATAATTAATATCTCCATTTACATTTAAAATCATATTTGGTACTTCTGAAATTGGATATGTAGGTGGGTTAGCAATTTGAAAAATACCATTTGGTTTTAAAGTAACATAAGAAGGATTTAAATTATATGTTGTTAAGTTAATTGAACCAGTTTGATTATTCAATATATTCATATTTCCTGTACCATCAGTAGATATAGATGCATATTTACTTGTAGGATTTCCTAAATAAATAGAACCAAGAGCACTAGAATTAGCATTTGCTATTCTTATTCCAGTACTGCCAATTATATCTAAATTATAAGAAGGATTTGGATTTCCAATTCCAATAAAACCAGTAGTTGAATTAATTGTCATCCATGTAGAAGTATTATTTATATTTGTGAAATTAAGTGTTGATAAACTCTGAATATAAGAATTTGTATCATAATACAAAGTTAAACCAGTTGTACTAGATGTATTATTTATATTCAGTTTTCCATTTATAGTAGTTGTAGTAGAACTTCCTGATAAACCTAAGCTTGTATTATTATCTACTTGTAATGTTGATGTAATTTTAGTAGTTCCATTTATTGTAGCATTTCCATTTATTATAGCAACCCCATTTATTGTAGCATTTCCAGTAGTTGTTACTCCAAGTGTTGAAGTTCCATTTACAAATAAATTAGTAGTAATACCTGCACTTCCATTAACATATAAGTTATAATTTGAACTAGAAGGGTCACCACCAATTCCTACTCTACCATTATCATAATATATATTATTCGGATTAATTGTAGATATTAACCAAACATTATTAATTTCTAATGGACTACCATTAACCAAATATTGTCCAGAAATATTAATGTCTCCATTTACATTTATTGGCCATAATCCTGGAAAAGCACCAGCTACAGTTAAATATCCATTAAGAGACATATCATCTTGAGTTGCAATAGATGTTATATTTCCAAAATTATTCAGTGTAATTGCATATGGAGCTTCATATGTTCCTGCAGGACTAGGATTTAATGGATTCAGTGGACCAGCAGTATTAATAGAAGTACCATCAATAAAATAAAGAGTACCAAGATTTAAAACAGAGTTTCCACTGAAATCAAGATGACTCTGACTAACAATTTTTGAGTTGGGTTGTCCAAGTAAATTGGAAATAGTTGGGTTATCATTATTAGAATAATGATTTCTAACAATATTATTTGTTGCTGCTTTATCTAAACCACCATATTTTCTAAAAGACATTTA